CTTTAATTGCGCAAGGAAACTTTTACGCTGCTTGTCGTATCCTTCTTTATCTTGGACATACATACATAAATACTGAAGAGAATCGGATACATGGGATGCGAAATTCTTCACTGGCACTGGTTTATATTCATCCCCACTACCCTTTGGATCTTTGTCGTAGTGGTATGCGCCATTCATGGCCTTACGGATAAAGTGGCAGTTAGGGGATAGCATAAAACTTGGCTCACCCGCGTACATCTTATTTAGATAGAACTCCACTGCTCCAATCCTGGGAGTAAGCGCATTTGAGGAAGCTGGGATAATATTGGATAATCCAACCTCGGCACTATGGAGAATGTCGAAACAAGTTGACTCATCGGTAGGCGCACGAGATGTTCCGGATGGATCCCCATACCCCATAACATTCATCCCCCAATATTTAGTACGCAATAGGGGAAGAAGTTGGTTAAGGCAAAATTGCCGGATACCCATTCCGTCTGATATGAGTTCGTCAAGAATAAGAAGTTGTCCAGTGGGCGTAACTTGACCTATTGTAATGGCGGGAGAAAGCCCGAAATCACACCCAATCAGCACATCTATTCCCTTTATGGGTTCAAGTATATGGGGCGCAACATGGACGTTATCTCTGAACGATGCAAAGACAGGTTTGCCGCTAACCAGATATCCGTACTGTCCGTGGATGTAGATGCGGATATACATCTCGTCCTTACCTTTGGCAAGATTTTGATAGTAGTTCTTGGGAAGATGTTTGGTGTTTTCTGCATGGGCAGAAAGGCCAGAAGGCTGTTTAAACATTTTAAATGTATCTGGTCTAATTACTTCAGCCATCTTATATAAATCAGACCCTTCCGCACAAGGATTGGTATCTGAGAACATACCATACCAACTTGGCCCACCATCACGCTTACTCGGATATCGACCTATCCGGGAATCCATAGCATCAATTATTGCCCATGGTATTTCACGTACTTCATTAAACCACGCCCATGTAACTTCCAGAGAGAGTAGGTTAGAAACTTGGTCAGGGCGGTCCAAGGCACGGAAAAGAACTTCATGCTGGACACCTGGGAATTTGGTGAACAGATAGGAATGGTCAGTAACTCTATACTCACCAAAAATACGAGGTGGAAACCAATCCATGAAAGTTTTAATAGTCGTATCTTTTAATTGCCCGTAACTATTTCTAACAACTACGCTTCTTGTCCTTCTTATTCCATCTGGACCAGGAGCCTGTTCGTGCGCTCTGCGAATATCTTCAATCACACATCCGCTTGATTTACCAGAATTTCCAGTTATAAATATCTTATTGTTTCTTCTTGCTACGAAGAATCCTGTTTCAGTTTCAAAACAATATTGCCTGTCCACTCTTACCATTTCAGATAAAGGCTTAATTGTATCATGACGCATCCCAACAAAAGGACTTGATTGATTTTCTATAACATTATAACAATCTCGTTGTCCTTCTCTGTGGTGAATAAGGGATATTGACGCTCTGATGTTATGACATGCAAAAACATACTGCATGAAGTCAGCATCTTCCTTTAGGCATGTTGTAAATATCCTTACTCCATCACGATTCTCTAAACATCCATCCCAATGAATCATCTCATCTAGGATTATAGAAAGTTGATGTTTGCTTGCTTTCCAGTATTTAGTAAGAGTCTTATTATTCTCCGGAGCAGAAAAGTGGTAATGAAATTCTGTTTGTCTGGATGGATATAATATTTCTCGATAAGGTATTCCCATTCTATCTAACAGCAAAATAAGTCTTTTCCTTTTCCTTGGCCTTCTTAGACATATATCACATTTAGTCCCGTTCCATCCATTAGGGAAATGTCCATCTGCACATACTGCAACCATTAAACGCAATTCATCATCAGAAATATCCAACCCCTCTTGCCCATAGTAATTAAAAGCCGCAGGAATTAACCCATCCCACCCCGACTTCAATGTTCTGTGCAGGTTAAATATTTCCTGGGCAGTTATTACTTGAAGTTTTTGAGGATTATATTTCTTATTGAATATAACTCGATGATTAGGAGTAAGTATCATATCTAATCCACGAGACTTAAAATGACACATTTCTCCGCTATATGGTTCGTTTATATATTTTGATGGACGCTTAAACTCCATCGAACGATTGGTGCTATTATATTCTGCTATTTCTTGTCCGCTGTACTTATCTATGCGAATCCATCCAAGCGGAGACAGGAATTCCGTATCTCCGGACAAACATCCGAAGGGCCCCATAAGAACACGATGCCTGGTGTTATCCAGCGCAAACTTACGGATAGTAGGAACGTCCGAATAATCATAGTCTACCCTGAATGGAACAGATATATCACTCACTCATATCGCACCTCTCTTTATTTTCTTTGTCTTGTGCTTGTCTGGCATTGTATAGCCGCATGAGGATAGAGAAGGCTACTTGGGCTGCGTGGTAGCAATCAGTCTCGGAATCTTTGGCAAGGGGATCGAGTTGGCAGGCTTCGAGGTGTCGCATGGTTGCATCCCAAAAGCGCCTGTCGGAATCGGTAAATGGGTTGAGGCAGTTGAAGGTAGAGTACTTCTTCTCACCGGCTAGGAAGGCATCGGCTAAAGGGTGGAAGATGACGAGAGGCATGGGATACCACCCCTGCTTGCCGGTGTCTAGTTTGCTGCCTGATTGGTTGCTGTTGACTGCCATCCCTTACCCCTCTCTTGATTTCTATGCTAACTTTATCACCTTCTCGTCAGGTTGTAAAGGATTTGATACGGGAGATGGGTTGAAGTTGGTTACTCTCTCGTACAGGTTGAGCAGGTTGATCTCGGTGTCGGGGATGGGATAGTTGAATCCGTCGCCGCTTTCGATGGTGATGAAGCTGGGGTTAGCGGGGAGGGAAGAGAGCTGCATCTTAGGTATTCTCTCCATAGTCTGTGTAATGGGATTCTTCTCCGGCACTTCGATGATGGTAAATACCCGAGGGTTGAGGATCTTGTTGCTGGATACACGTTTGCCCATGATGAATAGTCCGCTGATGCAGTACATGCGGATGGGTGGTTCCGGGGTATGGTTGGTGTTGGTAGTGGTAGTCATTGATTGTCCCTCCAGTTATAGATTATAGTTTTATTGCTTGCAAAACGGTAATTCATCACAAACAAATCCAGCCGCTCCTTTATGGCCTCCACCGCCATACCTTTTTGCAATCTCACCAACATTGATATCTTTATTTTCAGAGTAGAGAGAAACAATGAATTTGTGTCCATTATGTATATATGCGACACAAAATGGATATACCATCATTCTCTTTCCGAACCCCTGAGATCCGAATTTCTGCTGATTGCAAGCATAAACGTGATAACCCTCAAAAGATGTATTGTATCCAAAGTCTTTGCAGAGAGATTCGCAATAGTTGTCACGATATCTCATGGATGTAATTCCATTTTGGATTATTGTAGGCAACATATCATTATCGGAGAGCAGAAAATTCCAAATCTGCGAACTCGGCCCATTCTCTTCCAGTTTCATTCCCTCATAAAACAACTTACTGTCTTTTAATTTATGAGCCCATTTATCATAGTCTCCAACCAACAAGACAGCTTGAGGAATCTTGGCGTATGGATAAAAATAATTCCATGTCAATTCGCATCCCGACATACTCTTGTCCTTGAAATCTCTTAATCCGGGAACGGATTGATAGGGGTAATCTTTTGCCGTTGCATGATGATCTATCCATACAACACTTTTTGCTGCTGCGTAAATCATATTGAATTGCTCGGTCTTGTACGAGAAGTCCACAATGATTATATCTTGACCAAGAAGGAAGTCAATATCGGGAACAGGATCTTTGTAATCTGTTTCGATAAACATACAGTCAGGATATCTCTTCGCTACGATTGCTGCTGCGCACCTTCCGTCTAAATCGTTGTGGTGAATGCAAATCATTTCTTTCCCCTCCAGTTATAGGTTATGTAGTTGTTATTCAGCCATCCTGCAAAAATCCACATGCACCAGCTTTGTCTGATTCCCAACCCACGTAGCCAGTGCATCCGGCCTCCGCATCTCGAACTCCAGTATTCTGTTGATATGGATCTCCGCTACCATGTACTCTACCTTGGGCAGCGACTTGGATG